CGCGTTCAGCGTACCCGCGCCCGCCACCGAACCCGACAAGCTGAGGTTCTGATGCGTTACGGAAGGTTCACCGCTAAGGCTGCCGACCCCGTTGACCGCTCCAGTAAGCGCGAGGTTCTGGTGCCCGACACTGGGTTCGCCTGCGAGGGAACCAACGCCCGTGGCCGTACCCGTAAGTACGTTGGTGGCCTCGCCCTTGGTGGGTTCACCGCTAAGGGTGCCAGCACCAGTGGCGGCCCCAGTTAGCGTGAGGTTCTGATGGGCGACGCTAGGCTCGCCACTAAGCGCGCCTGCCCCTGTTACGGAGCCAGATACGGGGAAGTCCTCGGTGCCTTGCTGGTACGTGGGTTCGCCACTAAGCGTGCCCGCTCCCGCAATGCTGCCAGTACACACCGCGCCGCGAACCGCTTGCCCCGTAAGGCTGCCAGCACCAGCTGTGGTGCCCGCCAGGGCGTAGTTATGCAGCATGTTGGAAACGGCTATGTCGCTAACGCCGTCCCCGTTCTTGGACTTGATGCCGTACTCAAGGGTTTCGTAGGCGGGGAAGTCACAGTCCACGTAGTAGGGGTTGGTGCTCGGTTCGCCCCCTAGCGTGCCAGCACTGGCAACCGTTCCCGATACCGCGTTGCCCTGCGTGGGTTGCGCGTTGAGCGCACCCGTGCCACTAAAGGCTCCGCTGCATGCCCTGCCAGCTGTGGGTTGCGACCCTAGCGTTAGTGCTCCAGCGCCAGCTATCGCCCCATCGAGCCTGCGGCCCATGGTGGGTTCATCTCTACCATCAACACTGAACATCGCATACGACGTGTTCTTCCCAGCGAGCTTGGCACCGTACTGCGGCGGCGCTTGCGATGTCTTGACGCGGAAGATGAGGTCATACGTGGAGGCCGCAGCCCAGCTTACGGGTTCACCCCACAAGTCGGTGGCGAGGTTCCCGTCGATTGCCGACGGAGTGTGCGCGCCTACAAACAGCATTCGGAGGCCTACGGAGCTGTTAGTTATCCCGCTACCGTCGACAACAATGAAGTACTTCGTGCCAGCCGTTAGTGTGGTGCCCGCCGCAAACCCAAACTCGTACCACAGGTCGGTGACTGTAATCACCGAAGCATCGAGCACGGTGCTGGAGGTTGCTAGGAGGGTCGATGGTGTGCCACTCGTAGGCCATCCTTCGTTGCTGGCGTATAGCCGCGCAACGATGGTGCCCGTCAGCACCTCACCTTGGAACGACGACAGGTAGAAGCCTGCTGAATGTAGCTGCCTTCCATCACCGCTGAACGACTGGCCTATGGCCTGGTTTGCACCCACGCAAATGACGTAGGCAGCTGACCAGTATGAATCTGCCAGGCCAGCGCATTGCCTCGTTGACAGCAGCGCGCCCGCGCCCGCGTACGAACCTGAAAGCGACAGGTTCTGGTGGGCAACCGAAGGTTCGCCCGCGAGGCTCGAGCCGCCCGCGCAGGCACCAGCAAGGGCACGCCCCTGTGTAGCATCACCACTGAGGGTCGATGCGGACGTCACGCTTCCAGTTAGCTGAATGGGCACAGTAGGTTCGCCTGTGAGCGCACCCGCCCCCGAGGCGTTGACTTGCTGTACGGCGTTTATCCAGAAGGCCGTACTCGTTAGGGGCGATTCGATTTCTTGGCTGTTATACGCCGCCGAAAGGCCCAGCCTGAATCTGTCGGCATTCAGAATCTCAAAGGGTATTGGAGGCGAATCTGCCCATGTAGCCCATTCGTACCAGCCAGAACCTGTGTCGATATACAGCTTCCAGAAATCCCGTGGCCCGCTGGCGCTCGTGTTTATGCGCCAGTAGTAGTCGGGGTCGTCGTACCAGTACTCCAGCGATTGGTAGTCCACGGTGAAGTTCGTGGGCGCTGGAGGCGCAATCTGAGGCGTTAGTTCGAAGGTTGGAAGGTACGGGTTGCCTGCGCCAGATACCGTGCCTGTAAGCGTGAGGTTCTGGTGCGCGAACGAAGGCTCCTCGCTGCGCATGCTCCCAGCACCAGATATGGTGCCCGTCAGCTTGCGGCCAACGCTCGGTGCATTGGTGCCCTGCGCGCATGTACCTGCGGCGGCTATGTCGCCGTCGACAATCCAGAGGTTCTGGTGGCCGAAGTGAGGGTCGTCGGCCCCCGTGTACGGGTTGCCTGCTCCAGCCATGGTGCCCGTGACCTTGTAGGCCATGGTGGGCTTGTAGGCAGCCTGGGCACCAGTACCAGCGCCAGCCGCGGTGCCAGTAAGCTTCCTGCCAGCACTGGGGGCGTTGGTTCCCTGGCTCATCGTGCCAGCGCCCGCCATGCTGCCGCTCAGGGTCAGTGCGTTGCCAGTCGGGCGCAGGGCTATAAGCACCCACGGAACGTCCAGGTCGGTACGCTGGTCGCCGCCTACCAGAACCGTAACGTTCCCGCAGCTTCCAGCGGTTGCCTTGACTCCCTCGTGAACCAGCCAGCCTCCACCAGAACCAGAGTTCGTTGATTGGTAGTCACGGCCCGTGACGCTGGTACAGCCATCCATACCCCAGCCAGTTATGGGGCTGGTGTTGCTGTCCTTCGTATGTGCGCTGAAGCAAACGAAGAGGCAGTTATCGACGGTGCTCGAAACACCCGTGGTCAGATTGCCGTAGTTCCATGTGATGTTGGTCGCAGCGCCATACGTGTTTACGTTGAAGGGGTTCGTAGAATTCACGCCACGGTAGGCGATGATGTTCGCTATCTGGTGGTCGCCTGTATCTGTGATTTGGGGGTTGGAGTCACCGCTTTGCCACCATCGGTACGCCACCCACATACGAGTGTTGTCGCCCGTGGTGAACCAAGTGTCGTTGAGGTACGTCCAACCAGAGGGCGTAGAAGGGGCGGATTCTGAGCCAAGGTTCTCGACGTAGAGCAACATCAGGTCGCCAGCCTGAACGCCATTCGGGATGGTGGGCGTTATGTTACCTGTGCCAGAAGCCTTGGTGCCGATGTTGACAAAGGCGACAGCCACTACGCGCTTACCTCCTCAAGAAATACCCAGCTACCACCGTCAACACGGCGATAGACCTCATAGGAGGTGGCTTCCGCGACTGCTTCCCATTCTGCCTTGCGGCACGCACCTGAAATGCTGGCCTCTACCCAGCCTGGTGCGTCTGGAGCATTGCCCTGGTAGGTTGGCTCCCCTGCCGCGCTACCAGCGGCGGCAACGGAACCAGACAGGGCCAGGTTGGCGGCTATCAGCGCGTTGCCCGCGCCCGTGCCCGCCATTGTTCCCACGAGTTTCAGTCCTATTGACGCAGCGGCGGCACACGAACCCGTCGCGTTTATCGTCCCAACGAGGGCTAGGTTCTGGTGCTGCACCGAAGGCTCGCTGGCCAGGCTACAAGCGCCAGCACCCGCTACCGTGCCCGTAACCACAACGCCGCGAACGGGTGCGCCCGTACAGGCACCAGCGCCAGCTATTGACCCCGCCGTGTTCCAGCCCTTCTTCGGGGGGCCAGCCAATGCTCCAGTGCCCGTTGCGCTACCAGTAAGCGGGTAGTTCTGGCTGGAAGATGCTGTGAGTTCGAGCCACGCAGTGTATGTAGCTCCAGAGTTGCTGCTGCTGAGGTCGGTGGCATCGGTGCCACCGTAGCGCAGGAACACCGTCTGCATCGATGCACTGGCAACTCGGAACCCACACTCTAGGATTAGCCTGTCACCCGCAGACATGGCCACGCTGGAGAACGTCGGGTCCCAATCAGTACCGTAGGTTCCCGACCCAACGCCCATCTCGGTTCCGTGCAGGTACTGGCTCACCATCGTCCCGCGCAGGGTGTCTGTCACACCTTCTGACGCCCACAGGTGCAGCCGCATGTAGGCATTCGCCCCTGCATCTGTCTCGTAGTAGCCGAAACAGCCTGAGCAATCGGTGGGAGTGAACGCTTGGACGAATGGCAACGTGACCATCGTGCCCAAGCCACGGTCGCCACTGCTCATAATCAGGTGCTGGAACGCCGTGAGGCTTCCTCCCTTGTGCCCCATCAGCTTGTCGGTAGTGGGGTCGCTGTTCCAGCTGCCGCGATACGTAGTCACCCCGTTTACGGGGTCTGCGTTTGCGAAGTACAGCCGCACACTGGTTGGTGTGCCTGTGAGCGTGATGTTGCTGATGTAGGTGCCGCTGGTATTAGCTCCGATTTTGCTGGTGGTGTAGTCCCCCGAGTAGTACCTAACACCGAACGTCCAGGTGTTGGCGCTTATGCCCGTAGCAACGAGCGGCCCCGAGTAGCAGGATTCGGAGTCGAGTAGGTCGGTTTCGTTAGCGTCGTAGAGCTTCGCAGTGACCCGCAGAACTGTGCCACCCGAAACGCTCTGCGATGCTACACCTTCGGTGCGGGTTGTTTCCGACCAAGCCGCTTCACCGTCATCGAAGTTCACCACGGCTACGTTGGACTCAATCTGGCTCTCGGTAGCCCCCGTGACTAGGTAAACATCATGCTTGATGAAGCGTGTGTTCCCGTTGGAGTTGCTGGCGCTGCATAGGTCATAAGCAGAGCCGCCAGCGGCAGGGGAAAGATGCGCACCCGCCTGGTTGCCCGTCGCCCTGATGTACAGAGTCGTCACGGCTGGTCAGGGAACCTTCCCTGAAGCGAGGGGTAGGCGGCGTACAGGGCGTTGCGCTCCGCTACGGTATCAATCTGGACGACGAACTGGCCGCCAGGGCCAACGGCGTTGCACTCGTCAATGACTGCCTGAGGTATCGCCTCGTCGGTACGCACCAAGGCAACCTCTGGCTCGGGGTTGTCCTCCTCGTAGGCCACCCCGTAGCCAATCGGCGTTGCATGCCTCATGTCACCGAACGTGACGTTGCGCACGGTGCCGCTCTGAAGGTGCGTCACCTTCCACGTTTCGGTGGCATCAAGCATGAGCATGGGGAAGTAGCGGCGCGTTGCGCTGGTGCTAACCAGCGCGCTGGAACCGCTCAGGGGTTCCACCTTGATGACGTCACAGGCGTACCAATAGGCCATGCTGGCTCCTCACGAACACCTGGCGGGGCAAGGTGCTGCCCCGCCAAGCTGCAACGGCTAGGTCTGGGCGATGACCAGGGCACCAATGGCAAACGTGGCCGTGTCGCCAGGGCCAAGCGTCTTGCCAGTGCTGAACGCGCTGTCGCCGCCGCCGAGGAAGTTCCCCGTGGTCTGCGCGTCCCACACGCCGAAGTAGTTCGCGGTCTCCCAGGTGTCCGCGCCGTCCGTGTTGGTGAACACGATTGCGCCAGCGTTGCTGACCTCTGTGGGGTCACCACCAGTCGGGGTCGTGAACCCGCCGCTGACCTGCACGCGGGTGTACGACACGCTGTTGCCCACCACGAGCTCGTTCGCACCAGTCTCGCCAGGGCTGGCGGTGTGGAGCGAAACCCACCACGCAGACGGCCGCGTGGGCGCTGCGTCGTCGGTGAACGCCCACGTCAGAATGGCGTCCTCCAGGTAGTTACTGAAGCTCACTGCTGTACCTCCCTACAAACCGAATGGACGCTTCCCATGCTGATAGCGTACCGAGGCTGGAAGCGCAGTGGTATACCCACTTACCGCCCCATCCAGGAAGGGGTGACGCACGGAAATACCAGCTGCTTTGCCCACCGTGCACTCAGCGCGGGCGGTGTCCTTTGCCAGCCTAATCTCGTACCGCTGCATGGTATCCAGCACATGCTCGCCCCGCCTGGGTTTCACCTCCTCGCCCACCAGGCAGCTGTAGCGTTGCAGTATGCCCTGCCTTCCCCACAGCGACCGCCGCAGCGCAAACTCATCTTCGCTTGGCCAGTCGTCAAACGCAGCGTGGTAGCGCACAGCGGTGCACAGCACCGCATCGGCCCCCGTGGGCGATAGCAGCACACCGTGACCTTCGGCCTGGGCTTGCAGCGCAACCAGGTACGCGGCGTAGGCACGCCTGCGCACCTCCTCGTCCACCGCACCCACCATGGTATCCACGTCGTGCAGCACGCTGGTGTGGGGCACGACACGCACCCGAGTAACGAAGAACACGCTTCCCATGGCACATGCCACCGCCATTGACCACTCCTGCGCGGTTGAGAAGGCGCGACAGCGCGCCATGCTTGCCAGGAGGTAGGAGTGCTGGCTGCCGTCAATCCAGGTAGCGGGGTGGTGCCGTTGCGCCAGGGAAATGGGGTGCTGTAGTAGCCCTACGAACTCATCAGTGGGCCTCATGGGCGGCCTTCCAAGCCTCCCACTCACCCGTATGCACCTGCCGTACGTGCCCACGCAGCGCAAAGTCCGACTTGAAGAGGCGCTTAGGCTCGCACAGCTCACAGGGGAACCCGCCAGTCACCGCAACGTACAGGGCAATGAGGCCATCCACCTCGTCGTCCATGTACACGCGGCTGGCAAGGGCTTCCTCCACCAGGGCTTCCCAGTCCAGCTTGCGGTCCTTGATGCGGCCAATGAGCTCGCCCATGGTGTTGGCGTAGATGCCCGCCTTGCCCTCCATGTATCGCTCAACCGCTGGCGCGTTGCACGCCAGTATGGGCAGGCCGCACAGCAGGTACTCGAACAGCTTGTTCGGCACCACCACGTCCCACTTTTCCGTGGCCACGTCGCAGCCCAGGAAGCCCCACTGGTAGTGCGGCAGGCGCTCGAGCATGGCCATGAACGGCACCATGTGACGGGCATTGCCCTTGTAGGCCACAACGGCATCCACGTTTGTGAACATGTCGAACCGCACACCCGCCTGGTTGAAGGCTTCCACAACCTTATCGTGGTTGCGGAACCTGTCGTTCCCAAGGGAGTGGGGCATGCTGTTGCCCTCGTACACGACACCACGGCGCACCTCCAGGGGCGGCAGTGTGGGCTGCCAGCCACGGAGGGTGGCTGTGTGCACCACCGCTTCGGGTATGTCGCGCTTGTAGCCCTGCTTGTGCGCGAACGCCTGGTACTCCCTGCTGGTGTGCACAATGGCATCGGCGCGCTTGAAGGCGTAGTCCTGGTCAATGGTCTTGCGCCCAAAGCGATGCTGCTCCATATCGTGCACGTCGTACACAATCGGACGGCCAGCCGCACCCTCGTCGGCAACGCGCATGAGGTGGTCGGGTTCGTTGTGCACGTGCACTATGCCCGCACCGCTTGACCCGATTGCCGCAGGCCACTCGGGTGCTGGCAGCACCTGTATCACGTCAAAGGCATCGGGTATCTGGGGTATGCGGGCACCAAGCAGGTCGACACGCCACCCCCGCTGCCGCAGCGCCATAGCCTGCTTCGTAACCCTCGAATCGCACTGCTGCGAAACCATAAGCACGTGGTTGGGCTTGGTTTCGTACCAGCTGGGGCCATAGTCGGCTATGCCGCGGGCTACCAGCTTCTTCGCACGCTCCTCCGTCACGGTAAGCCAGGAACCTGGGGGCTTCACGTAGCCGCCCGTGTGGAACTCGCGGCGCAGGCGGACGGTCACATTAGCCATGTTCCCCCCTGGGGGGGGGAGGGCCGCCCAAGGCGTTGTACGGCCCTCCCCATCGTGGGTCGGTGGTTCCTAGTACGTGTCCCCGAAGCCGCTGGTGACAACCGCGGCCAAAGCCTCGTCGGCCTTGACGGGCAGGAAGCCCGTGAACATGGTTGCACGGAGGGCAATCATGTCGAGCTCCGCGAGTGCCATGGGGTTGCCGCTGCCGTCGGTGACGGTCGTCAGCGTGGCCTGGTCAAGAATCTTGTAGCTGATTCCCTGAACCACGCTGTAGTACACCTGGTTCCAGTCGCCAACGATGCAGGTCACGGCCTGGTCCCAGCTGGCCACGTCGGTGTAGAACGCGGTGTTCAGCCCGTAAATCATGTCGGTGCTGTCCTGCGTCATGGCGGGCTGGAAAATCGGCTCGCCGCCCGTGGCGCGCAGGCCACGCAAGCGGGCCTTCAGCGACCGCAGGCTGAGGCAGCCGTTGGGGCCATAGTTCGCGGACTCAACCAGGCCCATGGCCAGGTTGATGTCGTCCGCCAGGTCCTCGCCCGTCTCCTCCGTGATGTGGTTGGTGCCAATCTCCTCCATGATGGAGGTGGCCCAGGGGGAACCGTTGCCGAAGATGCACGCCGTGTCAAAGGCGATTGCAAAGGACTCAACGATGTCCTCGCGAATCTCGCCCCACACGTCGAGCGGGTTGCCGATGAAATCGCGCTCCTTGACGGGCACGATTACGGCGAGCTCGTTCGCGGTCATGTTGACCTGGTCCCAGCTCGCCTTGTCGGCGGTCTTGCGCTCCAGGTCAGCGACCCAGTATGCGCCAGGGCCGCTCACCCTGCGGTTGTACGTGCGCGTCAGCGTGGCCTGCGGCACCTTGCGTGCGAGCCGCATGACTGCGCTGGTGTGCCGTACGTCCTTGATGATGCCAGCCGCGACTTCCTCGGGTACGAACTGCGAGGTGGTCGTAATCTGGCTGGTGGTTGTAAGCGCCATGTGGTCTAGCCTCCTCCAAAGGTTCTAGCTCGTGGGAGGGCCGCCAACAGAGCGGCAGCCATCTGTTCGTCGGGTGTCATTGCCGACCCCGCACCAGGCGGGTTGGTCCCACCGCCGAGGTTCTGCTGCTCCTGCTTTGCAAACTGAAGCAGCTCCTCCACGTCGGCAGTAATGGCTTCCTCGTCGTCGCCCTGTACACGCGGCACGAGTCCCTCGGGCAGACCCTTTGACCTGGCAATACTCGCGCGCAGGTTTGCAAGCTGCGCTGCCGTCACAGCCGCATCGGCGGCTGCCTTCTCTGCTTCCAGCTGCTGCACACGTGCCGCGAGCTGTTCCGCTTCGGTCATGTTCGCCTGCCGTACTCGCTCGGCTTCCTCGAGGGCGGTCTTGACCGCGTCCTCGTTTTCGAAGCCGAACTTGCCAAGGAAGGCAGTGCGTGCCTCCTTGCGGGCCGCGCCAACCATGCGGTTGACCTCATCCTGGGTAAAGACCTTCGGCTCGCCGCCGCCTTGCTGCTGCTGGCCGCCACTATCGCCGTCGCCTGCACCCTGCCCGCCCTGCGCACCCTGTCCGTCCTCAGCCATGCTGTAGCCCTCCTTGAGCCGTGGGAGTCACGTTCGGCGCAAAGATACCCCCGTGAGTGTTCTTCCCGCAATGCCACTCACTCTCTCGCGAGTCCGCCGTGCCAAAGAAGAAGGTAACGATTTGACCTGGGCAAACACAGCCACATGAGTGCGAAAACAGCCTTTGACCTGCCCTTTCGGCCCTCGCGTGACTTGCCATTTGGTATCATGTATGTAGGACGGCACCTTGACACCACGGAATAGGAGCGTGTTGCACATGGCCATCAAATGGGTCAAGCGCGGCAAGGGGCAGTGGACTGGCGGAGGGTTCCGCATAGTCGAGTGCACCGAGGACAAGGAGGGCACCGTGCCCGTGTTCTTGGTGCTTGGGTACGACGCTAGAGGCATGGAGTACGAGGCTGGCAGGGCGCACACACTCGACTCGGCCAAGGGAATGGCTGGAGGCTTGGCCGCACTCCAAGGGTTGTTCAGGTTCTAGCACAGGCGCGGTGCCGTCCTGGGCGGGGCGTAAGCCCCGCCCTTACCTATCCAGCGTACGCCAGGCTGTGGCGGCAGCGTGGGTGGAACACGCCGTAGTAGGAGGTGGCCTCATCCAGCGTCATGATGGGCCGCCCGTTGTACTCGGTGGTCGCGCCCGTGATGCTGTAGGGGCCGCCAAGCACGCTGGGCGGGCACCCATCGGGGTAGTCCAGGGGGCCGATGATGTTCACCAGGTCGTCGCCGCGGGCAACCACTCGGTCTTTCACGCCAGCCAGCTGGGCGTTCATGGTTGTGGTGCGGGCGGCCATGTCGGCGTAGGTGGAAAGCTTCCACTTGCGGCCCGCCGCATCGGTGAAGCCCGTGATGCCGTTTTCGCGCAGGTGCGCCTGCATGTCGGCTGAAATGCCGCGCACGCCTATGCGGGTGCCCGTGCGCTTGGCTGTGAAGGCGGCCAGGGCTTCCCACCGCGCCTGCTGCACCCTGAAGTTAGCCGCCAGGTCGTCCAGCCTGCGGCCCACAGTGGCCGTCATATCGGCAAACATGCCCTCGCTGGCGGTGGTGACCGCCTCGATGCTGGGCTTGGAAATGGACACCTGCTTGCCGTACAGCTCGGGTATGGCCTCGCCGTTCCACTCATCGGTGGCCAGCTGGGCACTGGCCAGCAGCACCTTGCCCCTGGCAACGGCGTACGCAACCGTGGCGTCGTCCTGGGACGCCAGGGCCGCCACCAGCAACGCAATCAGCTCATCCTCGACTTCCTCGTACATTTGCTGAATGCGGTCGGCCTGTAGGTCGCGCTCCTGCCAGTCTTCCATCAGCGCCCGTTCCTTAGGATGTTCCGCGCCCCATGCTCCACCCACACGTGGTGCATTCGCTGGGGCACGACCCGTTCGGGTGTGTAGAACCGTGACTCCACCATCACAAGCACCGCCGAACAGCGCACGGCTTGCGGCACTATGACCAGCACCTCCACCATGACAACGGCTTCGGCAACGAGTACGTTGTTGTCGGGGTAGCCCATGGCTATCGGGACTTGATTGCGATTTGCAGGGCGTTCAGCTCATCCATGTTCCACCGTGCCCCTGTGTTGGGGTTGAGCCAGTGGTAGTCGGTTAGCTTGCCCATGTAGGTGGCCGTCAGGGTTTGGTCGGCACTCCAGTAGTCGGTGTTGTGGGTGCGCAGCCCCACGGCCATCTTGACCGTGCCGTCGCCTACCGTGCACCTGCTGGCGGCTATCCCCCACACGTGCCCAATGTACTCGTTGGCAACCAGCTCGCCAGGGTCCTCCAGGCCGTACTTGTCCACCAAGTCCACAGCCGCAGCCGCAACGTAGTCGGCGTCCGTCCAGCTGGAGTCATCCACCAGCAGGTGGTTATCCACCTGGTTGCCGTCCGAACCCGTCCAGCCAGTCACGGGCGTGCTGGTGGGCCGTATGGCGACTACGTGCCCGTCCCCACACCACGAGTTGTCGTAGGTGCCGTTGATGTCGTTTATCGCCAGGTCATCCCAGAAGCCGTAGGCGTACAGCCAGACCCTGTTGAGTACGGTCAAGCCTGAGCTAATGGTGTTGCCCGTGTAGTCGATTTCCACGTTGCCGTCAACCTTGGCCACGTACCTGCCCTCGGTTGCGTGCCGCTTGTAGTACACCTCGAACAAGTACCAGGCATCGGGGTCGAGTTGTGAAATACCCGTTGCCAGCGGCCCAGCGCCGCCAAGGCCAAAGGCAATGCGCTTCTCGGCGTTGACTTGGAGGTACGTGTAGCCCCCGCCGTACGTGCCTATGTGAATCTCGCCCCAGTAGTTCGAAAAGGAGTGGAAGCCAGCACGGAGGTAGACTTCCGAACCGATGTCGCCGCTGGGTGGCACCCAGTAGATGGTGGTGTACGGCCCCGTGTTGCCGACCATGTACTCGCCGCTGCGGGGGTAGATGTTGCCGAACTGCTGAATGAGGTCGGTGTAGATGGTGGTGAGCCACCCAGCCTCCTGGGCGTTGCCGCTCTCCCAGCCGCAGGTGGTAAGGCGGGTCATGCTACACCGCCGCCCGCGCTGCCTCGGCCTGCTCGGTTGTGGGTGCGCCCGCCTTGGGCGGCAGCTTTATCGCTGGCGGGGCTTGCGGCATCGCTTCTTGCTTTTCCTTCTCAATGCGGGCCAGCTCCCTTTCGAGTTCGTCGCCGTCAAGGCCGTCCAGCCTCTGCACGCTGCTGTAGGTGCTGGTGTTGCCCGCGGCCTTGCGCGTCTGCTCCACCTGCGCCATTTCCATGGGGTCTTCGGGCAGGCCGTCCTTCCAGCCAATGGTGATGGTGGACAGCGTTTGGCCCTCGAGCTCGGCGGCGGTGGTAAGCACGTCCTTGACCACCGTGTCGTACGTCAGCCGCAGGCGGTTCACGGCGGCCAGCGGGGCAATCAGAAGGCGCTTGAGGGCGCTGCCGCTTTCGGCCATGCCCGCCTCCAGCTTGCCGAACAGAGCGGGGCACGTGTCGGTGGCCGTGTAGAACTCCTCGCGCAGGAACTTCGTGTACTCGAGGTTCGGCACCAGCTCGCCGTTCCAGGTCACGTAGCCTGGGGGGTTCTCACCCTCGCCCACGGGGTAGAACTGGCCGCCCTTGACGTACCACCTGCCCGTTTCCTCGTCCTGCTCCAGCCCGCCCTCGGGGCCGTACATGCCAGGGTCGCTGTGCTTGTCCAGCACCTTGCTCATCTGGCCCATGCGCACCTCGACCTCGGACAGCAGCGAGTCGCTGTCGTCCAGCACGGAGTGGCCGAACAGCTCCTTGCTGGTGCGCCAGTTAGGCGCGTGGAACACCAGGAAGCCGTCCACGCCCGTGGGCGTGCGCTCCCCCGCGGCGGTGACGCGCGCAATGCGCTCGCCGCTGTAGTCCATCTCGAAGCTCAGGCTGCGCATGTACCCTGGCTCGTGAATCTCGGCAAACCCAATCCACTTCGGGGTGTCCTCCGTGCCGATGTTGACCTTCCAGGCCAGTATGTGGCCCAGGATGTCCCGCACGTCGTCCTGCGCCACCACGGGATACCAGTAGCTGGGCGGCTGCGTGCACAGGGCGGCCTTGCCGTCCCGCTTCTTGAGCTTGAACAGGCCGTCCCCGTAGCTCACAGTGTCGCCGCTGCACTCGTAGATGTTGCGCCAGAGGTCAAGGCGGCGCACCAGCTCGTCGCAGTACGGCTGCTGCGTTTCGTCCTCCGTGCGGATGCTGCCAGGCTCCCCGCACAGCAGGTCGCTGAAAATGAGGCGCAGCTTGCGCGGCCAGGGCAGGTCAATCTCGATGATGCTCCCGTCGTCGCGCATGAGGCGCGCAAAGGACTCGCGGAACACCTCGTAGTGGTTGGCGCTTAGAAGCTGGTCGACCTTCTCGTAGGTGACGATGCGGGCCGTGTCGTCCAACGGGAACATGGCCCCAGCCTTTATGGCGTCCAGTGATGTCAGCATATCCCTCACCAGCCTCGCGGTTTATCGATGGGACCCGCGATGCGGCGCGGTGCCTTAGCTGGCGCAAGCGCAAGTGCAAGCGCGTCAGCCTTGTCGGGTGACCTGCCAAGCCGCTTCTTGATTTCGGCTTTAGCCTCGAGGACAATCTTGCCATTGCGCACCAGGTAGCGCATAGCCCGCAGTTCGGACATGAGCTCGTCGTCAGCTGGCAAGCCTATTTCGCCCCGTTCCACCAGCAGTTTCAGGTTCCAGTACATTTCCGCACGTCGGTTGATGAACTTGTCGTGCTGCATGGCTTGACTGCCTGCGTTGATGCCGAAAGCGGGTATCCCGCTACTCGTTAGGTTGTCGACCACACCGCCGCCAACGCCAATGTCGTCTATGTAAATGCCATCGGGGCTGTCGCCTGAGGCCATGAACTCGGCCTCTATGTCGTCGCTTACCTGCCGTGTCGATTTCCGCTCCCATATCTTGTGGCCTACCACCCGCGTCCCGCGCACCCTCCACAAGACCGTGTTGTCGTCGCCAAAGCGCGCCACGTCCACGCCCCACCTGTGTTGGCCCTCCAGGCCAGGCTTGCCCACGCAGGCGCGCAGGGCTATCGGGTCGACCAGCTTATCGGCGCTGCCGACCATGCCCCAGATGCCGTCGATGTACGCGTCCATGAGCTCGGGCGTGTCCGAGTACAGGTCGCGGATGCGGGCCTCGTAGCCCGCGGGCAGGAACAGGTTGTCCCGCATGAGTGATTGGACGAACACCTCGTCCTCTTTGGGGTCGTCCACCATGCGTTGCAGCCAGCAGTCCTCGGGGTTCGAGGTGATGATGACGTAGCCGAAGCGCAGGCTGCGCTCGGTACGGCCAGGGCGGGTAATGAGCAAGCGCGCTGGCGTTTCCTCGGTGTCGCTGGCCTCTTCGATTACCGCGGCGTCGATGTTCATGGACTTGACGCGCTCGGCGTCCTCCACGCTACCAAGCCCGCCGTACTCAATGCGGCTGCCGTTTTCGTGGCGGAACACCTGGTCGTGCTTTAGGTGCTTCCATCCAGGTCGGGCGAGTACATGACAACCCGCTGGTAGAGGTTGCATGAGCGTATCAAGCGTTGTTCGCGTGAACGCCTTAGCCTCATTGCGGCACATATACACCCGAAAGCCAGGAACACGCTCGCAAGTCTGAATAGTCTTTGCGCAGACATAGTACGATTTGCCCCCTCCCACGGCCCCGCCGAACAGCACCACTGGGATACCCCCAACGGTATTGTGACGTGCCGCAATCTCGGCCCGTTTCCCCTCAATGGCCTCGTTGCACACCACCTGCCTCGGGTGCCACGTGAACGACAGCCGCTGCGCCTCGAGGTACTGGCTGAACACCTGCGCAAGCTCCTGGCGGTCCTGCGCTGGCAGCCCCTGGAAGAAGGTGGTGCGCTGCTCAGTTGTCATATCGAGCAGGTCGTCGACCTTCACCCAGTTCCTCCGAACCGTTTATGAGCGCCAGTTCCTCGAGTTCCTCGTAAACAGCGTCAGGATGCTTGCCGCTGTGTACAGCAGCCAGGGCCGCCCGCAGAAGCACGTCCTCGATTTGCCACACCCGTATGGCATCTTCCACCTTACCGACCAAGCGCCTGGCGTAGCGGCCTGGGCACCTTTTCCCACTCGCGGTGCTTACCCGCGGCTGATTGGAGGCTGCGAAGGAAGCCTGGCACAGCGGCCTGGGCAGCCGTGAACGTGTCGTACGCGGTGGTGTGCATGGCCCTGCCGCCGATGCTGAGGTACTGGTGCTCCCCCTGGTACGCGCCTACGCGCCAGCCGCCGCCGCCGTAGGTGATGCGCAGGGTGCCGTCGAGGGCGGTGAACTCGCGAGCTCTGGTGTGGGTGAAGGTCACGTCTGGTATTGCCCCGCCGCCCACAGCCCGTTTCGCCCTCCAGCTCCTCATGTACGCCGCCGACTTTGCCACTACTCCTCCAGGGCCAGCTGCTCGACAGGGCCAAGCTTCGCGTTGTTGCGGCCCTTCTGGACGTCAATGTCCTCTGGCACCCATATCCAGCCGTAGTCAAGGGCCGCCTGGCGCACAGCAATGCCGCCGCCGTACACCAGGAAGACAATGCGCTCCGTACCCGCGTGGGCGCAAGCCGTATCGTACTCAAGCAGCGTGTAGGGCATGCGGCTCGAGTAGCCCCGCGTTGCGTAGGCGCGCCAGCCCTTTGGAACGCCCAGGAGGTTGAGCTGCGCGTACTCGGGGGCCACGTTGAGGTCAACCAGCACCCGCAGCCCCTTTGACTGCCAGTACCTGGCCACCCACCGCTTGGTGTACACCTGGTAGGCCGCAACCGCGGGGGCCATTTGGCTGTACACGCTGGCGTTGGGTTCCACGGCCACGGCGAAGCGCCCGTCGGCTATGGGGCTGGGGTCTTTGAGCAGCTTCGACCAGCGGTAGTCCTCGGTGTAGAAGCACACCGTACCGCCCAGGCGGCTGAGCTTGGTGCGGCCCGTGCGCGCCCCCCACACGTTGACGGGCGCGACCACGGCCAGCGCCTGCATGTCTAGGTCAAGAGTAGGAATGCCTAGCGAGTTATCGCTGGGGAACATGACCGCGAGCTCGTCGGCGTGTGTCATCAGGTCATTCACAGAATGAGTACCAGCGCATCGGTCTTTTCCAGCACCTCGCACGGCCCGAAGTCCTCTGGCTCCCACACGCTTACGTGCGCCTCGTGCGGGTTGCCGAACACGGTGCCCTGCGGGCCTGGGGGGTAGGGGACGTTGATGAACGTGTGCTTGGCAATGCGGCGCAGCTGCACCAGTAGCTCGAGGCCCTCGTCCTTGGGTATGTGCTCGAGCACGTCAATCATCAGGGCCATGTCGTAGGCGTCGGACTCCGTGTTGCGCACCCACCACACCACGTCGTCAATCCAGATGTGGTCGTACACGGAGTGGTGCAGGCCCGTGATGTAGTTCTGGTACACCTCCACGGCGTCGATGCGCGTGCGGTGCATGCCGTACTCAATGGGCGCGCCGAAGATGTCCAGGTACTCGCGGGCCACCACGCCGTACAACCCAGCGCCGCAGCCGATATCCACCACGCTTTGCGGCATGAACCGCCACAGCTGGTCGACCACCACGGGCACCATGCGGGGCATGGAAACGGGCATTACGTTCTCCTCATCGCTGACTTGAGGTTCACCACGGCCTGTAGCACCTGGGTGAACCGCTGCATTTCTTCATGGGGGTTCAGGCTTGCAGCATGGCGCATAGCCTTACGGGAATATACGGAGTAGTGGGCTTCCACTTCCCGTATGGCGGCTATCCAGACGTCGGCGTTGCGCCTGTGCAGTTCCGCCGTGAGTGAGTGGGGCGACGGCTGGACGTTCTTGGGGAACACGCCCGCCTGGCCCAACGCCTCCACCAAGCCAGGGGTGCTGTTGGCAATCACGGGGATGCCGCTGACGCACGCCTCAATCGCGGTGCGGCCATAGCTCTCGTACGTGCTGGGCATCAGCAGCAGCCGAGTCAGCTTGTACACCTCGCGGACGTCCTCCTGCGTTTCCATCACGTGGACGTTCGAAAGCCGCTGACTTGGCATGAGCTGCGCGCCGTACGCTCCACGGACGGCAAGGAACTCGTAGTGCGGCAGCAGCTCGGCCAGCCAGTAGAAGAACCTGGCCCCCTTGGCGGGGCAGATGTTGATGAGGGTGAGGTACTCCCCCGTGCGCTCCACCTTGTACCGCTCAACCTCCACGGGCGGGTGCAGCACCATGCTGGGGCATGCCGCGGGCGCTTTCTGCATGAGCCACTCGCTGTTGTACACCGCCAGGTCGCACACCCTGGCCATGCCTGGCCTGTAGTGGTTGTGCATCAGCTGGACGCAGCAGATGTTGTGCTCGAGGCAGTATTCCTCGGCCTCGGGGGTGCGGTCAAGGTGGGTCAGTATGGCATCGGCCCCGCGCAGGGCCGCCCAATCGGCTGTCACGCGCACACCCTCGAGGGTATACGGCTCCAGCACCTGTTTCACCTTGGGCAGCTGCTGGACAACCACCACGGCCTCGTGGCCAGCCTTGACCATGTGACTCAGCATGGCGTGCAGCATGTGCTCGGCCCCCGCGTTGTGCAGGGGCGGGTACATGTGGACGAGCGCGGCGACCTTCATGCTACGGCTTGCGGAAGATGTGCAGGTCGCCGTTGCTGTACAGCACGTCCGCCTCCCCAAGCACGTCGGCCACAGCGCCCTTTTCCCAGACGTTGACGTCAAAGCAGCCAAGGTCGCACCGCTCGCCCAGGCGCACGTTGACCACGATGATGCCGCCGTCGGCCACCCGCGCCCACGCATCGGCCAGTACCTCGGCCCCCGCCACCTGGTCGTAGTGTATCAGCACGGCCAGTATGACGACAGCATCGAACCTGCGGCGGGACGAAGCGGTGATGAGCCTGTCCGCGCCCAGGGCAGCCGTGAACTGCTCGCGCTCGTGCACGCCCGTGTCGTACCCGTACGCGTCGTACGTCTTGAGCAGGTGCTTGGTCACGCGGCCGTCGCCACAGCCGTAGTCCAGCACCCTGGAGCCTTCCTCGATGTAGGCGTTTAGCAGGGTCGTCCACGCCTGGCCCGACTCCCAGTAGGAATCGGTGCCGCGGGTGGGGTGAAGCGGTGCATCGGGGGTATCCCACGCCTTGACGACATCCTGTACAGCCATGCGCACCTCACTTCTTCTTGCGTCGCTTGCGTACCTTCCCGCCGTACTTCTTGTCCCACTTGGCGGCCAGCTTGGGCAGCTTTGCGTGCATGAACCGACGCTGTTTGGCGCTCTTGTACGGCACGACAACCACCTCCACCGAAATATGTTACGCCAGAACACCCAGCAGGGTATTGCACACTCCTGAGTAACACGTTTAGAGCGGTACTCACCACTACGGAGAGAGGAGTTCGGTGCAAGGCTCAGCACACCGCTTCGAGACAGCACCGAACCGCCCGTGGGACCACCTGCCCAAGCCATTGGCCCAAGCCAGCATCTTGTACTACTCCCAAGCGATGTTGGTGCGCCCAACCGTCGAGGAGGAAATGCTTAGGTCGCACGACCCAAGCACCAGGACGCGGTATGGCCAGTGTGGGTACACGACCGAACGGATATGGGCAGTCGACCCAGACTTCCCCCAGCTGCACGGGTGGTCGCCGCCGTAGACCCGCGGACGCGACCAGCACGCACCTGCGGGGGACACCGCAGCCGCTGGACCGAATAGCCCGCCGAACCACCGTGCCGCCTCGCCCAGCGCACGTTACCCAGCCGAGGGTGTAGTACGCCGCTACATCAAATGGTCAAGGGCAGCAGTGTGCAAACGAACCCGCCGATGGGGGCGGGGGGATAGGGGGGGTGGGGGCGTCCTTTGGGCCTTTTCGGGGCAGGGTGGCAGACCCACACGCTGGAGCGCTAAAGCCTGTACCTGATGGGTAAAGTGACCGCCACTCGGCCAAGCCTACCCTCCAAGCCCAGGCTAGAGCCTACCCTTGGGCTGGGTAGCGCCTACCTAGCGGCTAGGTTGTTACAACCCCTTTATGCGAAGGGTTTGCACGAGGAGGTACACGGGCCGCCGCGGGACCGTGGCAGAGGGGGAGGGGGTCTGACCAGCGGGAATACAGGCCGCCTGGCTGGCAAGGACAGAGCGCAGCATGACATAAGAGGCATTACCATACACGACGCTAGGCCGCTGACCTGCGGTAATGCTGCGGCACGAAGCACTGGTGCATACGACGACGGCGAACATGCACGACACCTGGCCTGCGCATGCACTGCCTGCCTGCTGGTCGCGCGTTTCCTGGTGCGCACGCAGCCCTCGTGTGGTGCACAGCACACCTGCTGGTCTGCTGCCTGCCTTCGTGCTGCCTGTGCTGCCAGCGTACGACCGCACTGTGCCTACACGTGCAGCCAGCGACACGGCACGACAGACCGCGTCATGCACACCAGGCCAGCTGCTACAGCCGCCGCCACGCCACGGCAGCGTCAACGACCACGTCGCATGCGTCGCCAGGCCAGCGACGGCAGGGACGCACAGCGACGGACGGTC